TTCGCCGGAGAACTCGGCAGCAGATCCCGAATCTGCTGCGCCGCCGCCGCCGCATGCTCCACTGCCCGATCCAGAGCGCTCGTGTCCATCGTCAGGCGGGAAGAGAACACCGCCCCGTCCCACTGATTCCCCAGCGAAAAGGCAAGGCTGACCGCGTCGCGGACGCCCCGGGTATCCGCCGTGAAATCGGCCGAGAACGACGCCGAATCCCATTGGGTGCCGATCTGGCGCGAGAGGTTTCCCGCGTCTTTCACCGCCTGGGGGTCGGCAAGCAAGTCGGCCGTAAACCTCGCGGCCTCCCACTCCTTGCCGAGCGACATCACAAAGGCAGCCGCCTCGGCGACGGCCGTGGTATCGGCGGCGAATGTGGCGGTGGAATCTTCGGCGCGGCGCGGGATCTTGGGGATGCGCCTCAGGGGCATCACCTGGCTGCCGCCCGCGCCGACCGCGCCCGATCCGAGGGCAGCCGTCCCGCTTGGTTCGCTGCCGATGATCGCGTCGACGATCGTCTGAATGAAGCCGCTGGGGATGGCGGCCGTGACGGCGCCCTTGATGCCGTTCCAAATCGCCGTCCCCACTGAGGAAAAGTCGGCGCCCGTGAACCCTGATGCGACCGCGCTGACGGCCTGTTTGGCGATCGTAAGCCCTTCGCTCAAAAAATCGCCCGCATCGATCGCAGCGCCAATCGCCGTCGCGATCCCGTTGAGGATCCCTTGCCCGAGCCCCTCCACCTTCGTCATCGCCAGCGCGATCCCACCGGCGATCGCCGTTGCTACGTCGTCGAACTTCACGTCCTCGCCGAAGACGATGCCGGTCACGGCGCCGGCGATGAAGAGCCCGATGGCCGCCGCGACCTTCGCCGTCCCCTCGGCTCCCGCCTTCAGTACCCCAACCGCCCCGTCCGCGATCTTTTTGGGCAACCCCGACCAATCGACCTCCGTCAGATTGATCGAGGTGACGGCGGTCTTGATGCCAGTGACGAGTCCGGCCGCCACATCGGCCGCGAACACCGTTCCTTTCGCGAGGGCGTCGTGGATCGCGGAGCCGACCGCAGTGCCTGCGTTGAACACATCCTCAGCCGTGATGTTCCAGTCCGCAATTCCGGCGATCGTGGCCTTCACGGCGGTCACGATGCCCGCCCCGAAGTCGGTCGCCCGCCCGATCGCCCCGACGACGCCATCCTTGATGGCGGTCGCGACGCGCGTGAACTCCACATCGCCCGAGAGCAAGACGATCGCTTTGACGAACACCGTTCCGACGTCGACGACCTCGGTGAGCCCCGCCGAGAGTTTGGGCTTCAGCCAAGCCGCCCCGTCCGTCGCCAACGCATGAAGGTCGTTTGCCGCGTCGTCCGCAAACCCGACCACGGCGGCCACCGATACCGCCCCCAAGGCAACGACCGCCGTCAGCCCGGAGTCGAGTTTGGTCTTCAGCCACGCCGCGCCGTCGTTGGCGAGCGACCAGAGATCGTTCGCGGCATCCTGCGCGAAGGCGATTCCCGCGGAGATCGTGACCGTGCCGAGATCGGCCGTGTTATCCCAAGCCCACCCCGCCGCCGCCTTCAGCCCCGCCCAGACATCGGACGCCACGTCTTTGAGCCAGCCCGTGACGGTCGGCACGATCGTCGAGAGCGTCCAATCGCCAAGATCGACCAGCCCGCTCCACGCCCATCCGGCGGCAGCCTTGAGTCCCGCCCACGCGTCCGCCGCGGTGTCCTTGAGCCACCCGGTCACCAACGGCGCGACCGTGTCGAGCGTCCAATCTCCGAGCGCGGCGGTGCCCGCGAAGGCCCACCCCGCCGCCGCTTTCACGCCGGCCCAGGCATCGCCCGCGGTGTCTTTGAGCCACCCTGTGACGGTCGGCTCCAGCACGTTGAGTATCCAGTTCGTGATCGAGAACGGCTCCCACATCTCGGTGCCGTCGCCACGCGACGAGGCGCCGCCGAACAGCCGCTCCTTCAGCCACGCCCAGGCATCCTCCGCCCACACGAAGACCCGCGGCGCCCCCACCGTCAGCGCCCACCCCGTCACCTCGCCAACGAGATCGAAGAACCCCGGTATCCCGTCCGTCTTCAGCCAGTCCCAGAGATCGGACGCCCACGCCGAGACCACCGGCGGTCCCACCCGCAACGCCCACCCGACCAGATCGCCACCGACATCGAGCAAGGTGCGCAGCGGCGCTAATGCCGCATCGACCGCCCCCGCGAAGTCGCCCCGCAGCAGCGCCGCCAGCGTGCGGAACGGCGCCGCCAGCGTCGACCCCACCAGTCGCGCCAGCCCCGACACGACCACCGCGATCTCGGTCATGTGGGCGCCGAGGAAGGCGAGCGCCGCCGTCGTGCCGGTGATCGCGGCCAACAGGATCGGGCCGAGCGCGGGGATCAACTCACGCCGCAGGAATTGGGTAAAATCGGTCACGCCCCGGACGAGCAGATTGAGCATCCCCTGGAGTGAGAGCCACTTCCCCAGGTCAAATCTCGTTGCCTGCTCGACTGCCGCTCCGAACCCCTTGAACGCCCGCCCCAACCGGACGATCGACGTCGTCAACTGGCGCCCGAGGTCCTTGCCGAACAGGCGCCCCAACCGTTTCGACAGTTCCGCCATTGCCGCGATGTCCTGGGGGTTGCGCATGATGTCGAAGAAGAGCGCCGCCGCCTGAGTGACGTCGCGGTAGGTGTTACGCAGTTGCCGCAGCGGCTTCGCCAGTTGGACTAAGGCGGTTTGGACGGCACGCACCTGCTCGAAGTTGAGCCCAAAGACCTTGGAGAGCGAGGTCACTGCCGCCTGGATCGCCTGAGATTGGGAGGTAAACTTGCCGCCCGCTTGAAACTTGGTGCCGAAGAGGGCGGCGATTACGTCGCGGATGGGGCCGGCGGCGGCGACAATCTTCCCGAATGTGGTCTGCACCGAATTGGCAACGCTGCTCACTGCATCCCGGAAGCCGAACAGGTTGACCTTGTAGGCGACTCCGAGGGCGGCCAGGGCGCCGACGATAAGGGCGACCGGGCCGGAGATCCCGAGCAGGAACGGCAGCATCGCCTTGAACGCCTGCACCGCCGCAATCACTTGTGGCGCGAGCAGGATGAAACCGCCCGCGAGCGTCGCGATCACGCCCGCCGCCGCTCCACCGAAGGCCGCGATCTTCTGGAGCGGTTCGGGCAGCTCGAGCAAGGCGTTGACGGCAGCGGTGGCGGCGTCGACGATCGTACGCAGCGGCGGCAGCAGCGCGGAGCCGATGACGATCGCGAGGGTTTCAACCGACCCTTTGAGTTGCTCCAGGCTGCCCTTGAAGTTGTCGAGGCGCGTCGCGGCGGCGCGCTGGGCAGCCCCGGCATCGTCGACTGCCTCCCGGTACTCCTGAACCCCCTTCGTCCCTTCTTTGTAGAGGATGTTGGCAGCACGCACGGCATCGGAGCCAAAAAGCACGGCGAGGGCGGTATTGCGCTCCTCTTCGGTCAGTCCGGCGAGGCGGTCCCGCAACTGTCCGGCGACGCCATCGAGCCCAATGAACTGTCCCTGGGCGTCGAAGAACGACAGCCCCAATTGATCCATGAGATCGGCTTGCTTCGCCGTGGGATCGAGCATCGAGAGCAGGGCCGTCTTCAGCGAGGTCCCCGCGTCGCTCCCTCTGAGCCCATTATCGGCAAACAGCGCCAGCGCCCCGGCGGTGTCCTCGATGGTGAGGCCGAACGACGCCGCCACCGCCCCCGCTTGCGCCATGCCTGCCGCAAGGTCGGTCACGTCGCTCGCGCTCTTGTTCGCTGCGGCGGCGAAGACATCGGCGACGTGGACGGCCTGGTCGCCCGAAAGGTTGAAGATGTTGAGGGCGTTGGACATCACCATCGCGGCTTGCGGCACCGCGACGCCGGCGGCAGCGGCGAGGGCCACCGCGCCGTCCGCTGCACCCCGGAGAATGTCCTCGGTGGAAACACCCGCCTTCCCGAGCTCTTCGATCGCCTGGGCAGCGTCGCTCGCGCTAAATGAGGTCGACTTGCCGAGGTCGAGCGCCTTTTGCCGTAGCGCCTCAAACTCCGCCCCGGTTGCGTTGGTGACGGCGGCGACCGCCGACATCTGCTCTTCAAAGTTCGCCGCCGTGTTGACGGCAAGGCCGAGCCCGCCGAGGACGGCCACGCCGAACCCGGTCATGACTCGCCCGGTTCCCTGGAGTTTGTCGAATGCGGATGTGGAGGACTTGCCGAAGGCGTTGAGGGATCGCTGGACGTGGTCGATGTTCGCGATGGCTTTCGCCACCTCGATCTCGATCGAACCATGGGCCGAGCCCAGATCGACGCCGCCCGCGCTCACGGCTCGTCGTCCGCGTCGGCCCAGTCGCCCGCGAGTAGGTCGAGCGCCAGCGTCTCGGCATTGGTCGTCCCAAACTGCTCGGCGATCTGGGCCATCTCGGCGTCCTCATCGGTCAGCGCCAATACGTCGGCGAGCGTCCGGTACTTGGGGACCGACTGCTTGGGTTTGGCGTTCCTGGACGGCGTCGGCGCGTCGACGAGATCCGTCTCGTTCGCCCGGTGGTCAGCCCATCGCTTCAGGTCGCGGACGGCGAAGTCGAAGTCGAGACGGACATCAAGAGGCCACCCGGCCTCGCTTAGTTCCAGACACTCCGATGGCCGCCTCCCCGACGACTCCGCCAGGTCCGCCAACTTCCACATCTGGAGCCGGTTCGTCAGCAACGGCGCGAAAGAGCGCCGCCGCGGCCTCGTTGTTCGTCTCGCTCCAGAGGAAGAACTGCTGACGGTCGTAGGCATCGAGGTCGGTCACGAGGACCTGGCCGTCGTCGGTGCGCTCCATCTCCGAGAAGATCAGTCGCGGCTTGACGAACCCGGCCACGCAGTAGGCGTTGCAGATCTCTTCGTTGGCCTTGCTGTTGCGCTGCCACTGCGCCAGTGCCACCGACCCGTCTGAGCGCATCGCGCTCGGCTGGTCGCCGACCTTGGCGAGCGCATTGAGGACGCGCTGCTGCTGGTGCTGAGGCAGTGTTCCGATCGCGACCCGATCGGCGCTCGTGATGCGCCGGACGAGTGCCTTGCCACCCGTGCGCGGCAGGCGGAACCAAAAGCCCTGTCCGGCCTTGGTTCGCGCTGACCGAGCCCGTTCGGGCGTCAGTAGATCGCCTTGATCGTCGGCGCCGACCTCATCAACAAACTCGACCGGGATCGGCACCGGCCCCGAAAATGTCTGATTGTCCACAACTGCACCTCCCGCGCCTGTCCGCGCCTCTGTGCCTATCCCGCCGCGCCTACGGTCAGGCGGCGGCGGCGTAGGTCCGAAACTGGTACAATTGCGGCGTCAGTTTCCTGCTGACTTGCCGCATTCGTCCCGGAGAAATCGGCCAATGGAGACGACGTGCCCCCAATGCCAGCGAGTTTTTGCGCTTCGCCCCTGCGACGTACGGAAGGGCAAGCGATTCTGTTCGCGTGCGTGCTACGACAAAAGCCGCGACGCTCAACCGAAGGCGGATAGGCAGTGCGTCTGTCGGCAATGCGGTGAGACGTTCCATCCGCATCCGAGCAGCCCCGGCATCTACTGCTCGTACAGGTGCCGCGCCGCGTTTCAGAAGGGCGAGCACCACAACCGCTACCAGGGCGGTCAGGTGACGTTGACGTGCGAGCAATGCGGCAGGGAGTTCTCGGTCTATCCCAGCCGCACGCGGCGAAAGAGTCCGGCGAAGTTGTGCTCGAAGGCGTGCACCGCGCTCTACCAGCGCGGCCCGAACGCTCCAGGGTGGAAGGGCGGACGGTTTCTTGATCCGCAGGGATACGTCGTGGTCTACGCCCCGAACCATCCCCGTGCCTTCAACAACCACGTCTACGAACACATCCTCGTCGCTGAGGCGACACTTGGCCGGTCTCTGATGCCCGGAGAGGAGGTCCATCACGACGACGAAGTCAGGGACAACAACGACCCATCCAACCTCATCGTGCTGACCACGTCTGAGCATCAGAAACTCCATCGCGCCAGAGAGAAGCAGAAACGACTTATTCAGTCGAATACTGCTACGTAAACGGCTTATGCAGCCGCAGCATACGTCTCCTGTTGCACCCTTGAGAGGAGCACACCCGAGATCGCCACGCCCTCGAAGTCGAGGCTCGGCTCGTCCCAGGCGTCGCCCGAGAGTTCTTCGGCGGGACCGCTCGTCACGAGCAGCTTCTTGAGGTTGACCTGGTAGCCCTCGCCGGAGACCGCCCGGTTGAACGTCGTCGCCGTCGCCTGAAAGTAGGTCGAGCCCGCCGACGCGCTTTCGTCGAGGGTGTTGAGTTCGGTCGTCCCCGTCCCGGACGGCACCACCGACCCGCCGACCATCACGGCGAGGGCCGCCAGCGGCACCGAGCCGATCGTGATCGATCCCGTCAGCCGCTTGGGGAGGCGGACGATCGCGATCGTCGTGTTGTCGCCGGTCTGCTCGTCGGAGTCGGACTCGACATCCCAACTGATCGACTTGGAGCCGTAGACGTCGACGTTGCTGCCCGGCGTGTCGCCGGTCAGCAGCGCGACCTTGAGGTCTTCGAGTCCGCGGGGGACCACTTGCGTCGTCAGGGCCATCTCAGCCTCCGTTCTGGTCTGCTACGGCCGGTCCCTCCGGCCCCGCCTCCGCGATCGATTCGGGCACCTCGCGCCCGGTCGTCATGTCGAACACGTGCCGGTGCGACCCGTCCTCGCCGCACCGCTTCTCTTTGCACGGCGGCGTCTCCAAGAACCGCCCGGCGATGGCCGTCCCGAAGTAGGCCCCGCCCGGCGCGACAAGCCGGATTCGGCCGGTGCTAGCTCCGCCAGGTGCCAACGGTGCCCGTCCGATCCAGTCCGACCAGTCCCTCCTCGCGGCCGGAGCGCACCCGAAGGCGCTTCTCCTCCGCCGAGAGCGGCGCGCTCTTGAGCTTCCTGCGGCGCAGGTAGTCGATGAACCGCCGCCACGCCTCGTCGTCGGCGGGCTGCGGCGGCAGGGCGTCGGCATGGCTGCCGAGCACGCGGAACGGGCTGCGCGGCCGGCGCACCCGCTCCCCCTTGATCAGCCAGTACTCGCCGAGGGCGAACAGGTTGTCGAGGTCGGCGAAGTCCACCTCCACGACGTAGGTACCGGGCTCCTTGCCGAACCGGTAGGTCTTCGTCAGCCCGTCGCGCGGCCCGAGCGTCCAGCCCGTCACGCCGTCGATCCGCGGTTGCCGCCAGAACGTCAACTGCCCGAGCACGAGGCGTTCGGTGGCGGTCAGCAGCCCCCGCAGCCGCAGCGCCCTCACGAGCTCCGCGTCGAACGGTGACGGGTCGCCGATCCACTCGACGAGGGCCTTCCGCGGTGGGACGTACCGTGCGTCGATGGGCGAGAAGTCCGGCGCGGCCGGGCGCCCGAAGAGTTCGTCGCGGTGGCGCTCGACGCTGGGGTCGGACCCGCCGACGACGACGAGGCGGTCGTCGCGCTCCCGCGCGATCTTGGCCCCGATCGCGAGTGCCCGTTCGACGTCCAGGCCCATCGCCTAGGCCCCCACCGCCCACAGGCCGTCGACCTGCAGGCGCATCATGCCGACGACCAGCCCCGGAATCACCGGATCGTCGTCGACGGCGACGCGACCGACCACCTTGACGCCGGCGCCGGTCCCGTTCGGCCCCGTCACGTGGCGCGGGATCGTGGTCCGGGCGATCTCCCAGGCCGCCTCCACGGCGGCGCGTCCGTCGTCGGTCGCCTCCGCCTGGAACCAGACCTGAGGGAAGCCACCGAAGGCCGTCTCCTTGCCGCCGGGGTCGTGGTCCTCGCCCCGGTCGATCACGGCAGCCGCGGGCAACGGGCGACCGAACGCGTCGAACGCCGCCGGCGTCCCCTCGCGGGTGAGCCGCGTCGGATGGACGCCACCCGTGAGGACGGCCGTCAAGGACGGCGCCCCGGCGAGTGCGGCGTAGACGGCGGAGGCCACCGGTCCCATCCTAATCCTCGTTTTCGGGCGTTGGGCCCGTCCGGGACCGTTTGACGGTCTTTGGTGGGGCGTCGGCGGTCGCGTCGGCGTCCAGCGTCACGGTCTCGCCCTCCCGCGTCAGCGGCTGCGTCGCCGCCTCGCCGTAGTCGGGGATCTCCATCGTGGTCGGCGGGATTGGCTCCGGCACGTCCACGAAGCCGCTCGCATCGCCGGGATCGGGGGTCGTCGAGGTCGATCGCATCGGGGCCTACTTTCCGACGAGGCGCCGCAGCGCCGCCAGGATCTGTGGGTAGTGCGTTTCGAGCGTCGGCAAGAGGATCGCGAACCGCCCTTGGTTGGCCAGCTCCAACCATTTCCCGTACTCAACGGTCGTTGCGAGGACGATCACGACCGCCGTCGCCGTTTGGATCGCCTTCGCCCGCAACCCCTGCCGGGCGTTGGTGGTCCGGTCGGTCCAGGGGGCGTTCTGCTGCGCGTACGCCTGCATCCTGGCCGCGAAGTACTCCGCCAGCGAGAAGACCGCCGCCAGGAGTCGCTTTTCGTACGACTCCAACCCGGCCACGATCACCGATGGCGGCACAATCCACCTGAAGGACGTCGCCATCGCCTACGGCCTCCCGACATCGATGGTCGCCTCAGCGAAGATGGAGCCGGCATCATCGAACACGCGTGTGATGACGCCAGTGACATCCTGAAGCCGGAAGCGGTCGCCCTGCGCGACGTCGAATCCGTCCGCTCGCGGTCGCCGGAACACCACGTCCGCTTGCGTCTCGCTCATCGACTGCGTCCCGCCGACTCGCCGGCTGTTGCGCCGGCTCACCCAATCGACAACCACCGCTTGTGCGTCGATCTCAACCCCGTCCCGATTCAGGATCAGGTCGGTGGCGGGATCGGCCACGGCACGGGCGGTGGCGAACCCATCGCGGCGGAGGCGCTTGATGGCCGCGACGTCGGCAGGCGCGAGCAGGGACGGCATCGCGCCCTACCGCGCCTTGCCGGTGTGGTCGGCGGTGATCGTGCCCTCGGTGTGCGGGCGCTTCTTCGCCGTTGTGCGCGCGGGCGCCGGATCGATCTGCATCTCGTCGTCGTCCGCGTCGTCGTCGGCATCGGCCCCAAAGTCATCGGCCGCGTTCGCCGCCGCCTTGGCCTCGGCCTCTGCCTTGGCCTTCATCTCCGCGTCGGTCTGTCGCATCGCCTACCATCCTTCCTGGAATTGCCAGTCGTACGGGCGCCGGTACTCCGGCGTCGTGTCCCCGCCGCGCGTCGGCTTGGAGACCGAGGTCTGCCCGCTCGCCGTCGCGGCCGCGATCCTCTTCGTCAGTCCCGCGATCAGGTCTGTCAGGGCCTTGACTCGATTCTGCCAGGCGACGCGGGTCGCGTCGTCGCCGTAGCTGGTCGGGCTTTGGGCCACCTTCGCCAGCGCCGCCCTGGCGCTGACGAGCAGCGCCGCTTCCTCGGTCGCCTCGGCGGCCAGGATCGCGAGGTAGGTCTCGTCCTGGAGCCACGCCCCGGACTCGCCCGTCTCCGGATCGATCTCGACCGCGGTGTCTCCCACGGCGAGACGAATCCTATCGAGTGCGGTGCCGAGTCCGGGATCGAAGGTCGCGCTCATGTCGTAGCCCCGAATCCCGCAGAGATATGCGATAATTCGGGCACGCGAAAAGGCCAACGCGCGGGAACGCGTTGGCCGGATCGCACCCTCATCCGGCCTGTTAGGGAGGTCAGAATCCGATGCGCCAGAAGCGTACCAGTCGTCGTCCCCTCATTGCTCGCGTCTGTGAGCGATGTGGTGTTGAGTTCATGGCGTGGCAAAGCAAGGTGGATGTGGGCGGAGCGCGCTTTTGCGGTTACGCCTGTTGGCTCGAACACAGACGACAGCAAACGGTCGAATGCGCCTGTGAGCAGTGCGGCAAAGCGTTCACCGTGGGGGCGGCGACGTTCGCCAAGCGCGGCGCACGCTACTGCGGACGCCGCTGCGCGACTCTGGCGGCAATCACGCCGTTGCGCGATCGGTTCTGGACAAGGGTCAACAAGACCGACACCTGTTGGTTGTGGACGGGGAGCACCGCCGGACAGAGCGGATACGGCGTGATTGGCATCGGCCCACGCGGTGCCGGGAAGATTTACACCCACCGGCTCTCCTACGAGATCCACGTCGGACCGATCCCCGAAGGGATGCGGGTCTGCCACAACTGCCCTGAGGGCGACAATCCCCTTTGCTGTAACCCCGCGCACCTGTTCCTTGGCACCGATGCCGACAACGCCGCCGACAAAGTTGCAAAGGGAAGGCAGACACGCGGAGAGTCGAACGCCTCCACAAAGCTGACCGAAGCGCAAGCCAGGACCGCCCTGTCGATCGACACCAGCCAGCGCGGAGCCGTCGCCAAACTCGCACGCGAATTCGGCGTCAGTCACGCGACGATTTGTGATGTCATTAGCGGCAGGACGTGGAAGCATCTGCGTCCAGACCCTTCTCTTGGCTAAGCTATAGAGGGCGGTGTGTAATCGCCGCTCGCCGCCACCGTGGTCAAGGTCGCGCCCGTCCGGTCTCTGACTCCGACGCCGAAGCGGTAGCGGAGGTACGCGGCGTCCAGCGGAAAGAGCGAGCGGAACCGCAGTTCAACGCCGCGTCCAAAGCGCGGCGAGTACCGCCAGGCGAGTGCATTGCGCGCGTCGAAGTTGCCGTAGGTCTTGAAGATGGCGAAATTGGCCGAGGAGCCGAGCTCCAAGAGCGAGTGCCAGACCCGGACGTCGGCCGAGCCGTCGCCGGCGTTGTAGACGCCGAGGTAGCGGGTGCGATCCACCTGGGCCACCGCATCGCCTTGGGCCGGCACGATCAAGGCGGAGCCGGAGGGTGTGAACCCGGCGAGCGCCGCGATGGCGGCGACCTCCGCCGCGCTGCCGATGAGGTCGAACGGCCCTGGATGCCAGCGCTGGAGGCGGGCCACCTGGGTCGCGATCGTCGCCGCCCGGTTGGCAGTGGTGTCGCGGAAGTAGTGGGTGTAGCCGCCCGGCAGCGCCGTGCCGTCGGGGTAGGTGCCGGAGAACGCGTTATCACCGCTGCCGCTGCCGGCAAAGCCCGGCGAGAGCGCCGTCGTCTTGCGATCGACGTACCACTCGGCGTCGTCCGTCAGGCGCCGCAGCACCATCAGCCGGCCACCGCGGACGAACGTCGCCAGCATGTTGTCGGTCTGCCGTAACACTTCCGCCTCGGTCGCGTCCTCCTCCAGCCAGGTCTCGGTAAACCCGAGCGCCTTCTGGTACCGCCGGAACGGCAGCATGTGGGCGCGCTTCTCGGAGAACTCGGGCCGGGCGAGACCGTACTCGGTCTCCTCTTCGAGGTCGAAAGCGGTCGGGGTGTTGCCGTCGACGGTTGGCTCGGTCGTGAAGCTGACGAGGGCGGCGACGAGCGGGTCGGCCACCTGGGCAACCGCGTTGAGCCGGGAGTCGATCGACTCGAGCGCCGATTGGAAACTCATCCCGCGCGCATTTTCGAGGGTACGCACGTAGTTGGCATCGATGTTGGCCGGGGAGTCGATCAGGGTCGTGGAGTCAATGATCCCGCGTGGCATGATCCACCTCCCCTCACAAATCGAAGTAGATACTGGTCGCCGACAGCGCCCAGATCCGCGGCATCGCCGGCACCGCGACGGCCGGGGTGGTGGCCGCGCCGTAGAAGGTCGGGACGGTCGTGTCGAGTCCGCCCGCGGTGCTGGCGCTTGGGAAGAGCGGCACGCCGGGGGTCAACCCGGAGAAGCCGTCGATCTCGCCCTGGAAGAGGATCGAGCAGTCCTTGCGGCCTTCGTCGTAGTCCTGGGCGGCGAACCCGAGTTTGGTGCCGGCAATCGCTTGGTCGTCGATGGCGAGGTGCCAGCCGTCGGCGTCGAGGTAGCAGAGTTCGCCCGCCTCCAGGTCCTCCGCCGCCGTGGCGCCGTTCGCCGCCGACGGCGGGCCGACGTACTCGTACCCCGGCGGCGTCACGACGCGCCCCTTGACCCGTGTCACTGCGGCCATGCGCTTGGCCCTCCTGCGTGGATGCGTCCTACTCCGGCGGGACCGCGACGGCCCCGTGGGGGACGAACGAATAGGTCGGCAGCTTGCCGTCGCTGGTCGGTGTCTTCGGTGCGCCGTTGTCGCCGCCCTTGCCGGCGCCCTTGCCCTTACCGACTTCGGTGTCGCCGGCTTTCGGCGGCCCGATCAGCTTGGCGAGGCTGGCGGCATCGGCGTCGAGTGCGGCCTCGTCGTCGCCGACGAGGCGGCCGTGCATCTCCTCCGGCAGCTTGTGCTTGGCCGCGACCCTGCCGACGAGCAGTTCTCGATCGCGCTTGGCGATCTCCCCATTGAGGCGATCGATCTCGGCCTGGCGGTCGGTGGCGAGTTTCTCCCACTCGCCCGACGCCTTGGCCTTCTCCTCGGCGGCTTTGCGCGTCGCCTCGGCCTCGGCCGCTTTGCGTCCCGCCGTCTCGCCTTCGCGCCGTGCCGCCGCCGCTGCCGCGTCGATCTTGGCCTGGACGTCGGGCGGATGCGTCGTGGCGTCCGTCGTCGTCGGTGCCGACGTGGTCACGGGCGCGGGGGTGGTCTCTGGCGCGGGCGTGGTCCCCGCGCCACCCTCCCCGTCCGGCGACAGGTACGGACCGATCGGCGAGAAGTCCCACGGCAGACGAGCGCGGCCGAACATGGCGAACCCCCTCGAAACTGCACCGCGGTTGCGCCGGCGGCGTCGGCGGGTGTGTCCGGGCCGGGAAACACAAGAACGCCCGCCTCCGGGAAGGACGGGCGCCGAAGCGGCGATCCTTTCCAAAGGCGGGCGGGTCGGCAGAAGCCGAGCGGCCCTATTCGTCTGGGCTCACATCATACACCATCAGAATCCGTAGGTCTTTTCGAGGTAAGCGGTCACCATCTTGAGGGCGCGGTAAACGACGTGGAGGAAAGCACGGAGTTCCGTGTCCTGCCGCTTCTCGGGCGGTGGCAGCGGACGCAGCGGGGCACTCACGGGGCCCCTCCCGGCAGCGGTGGCACCGCGATCGCCTCGGCGCCGCGTTTTCGCAGCAGCGTCCCCACCTTCGGCGGCGCCCCCGATCGCGGGGTGTGAGCGCAGGAAACCAACCCCAGCGCGATCCGTTCGAACGCTCGCTCATACAGGCGATCGTATTGGTTGTCGAGCGCGTTGTAGGCCCGACTCGGTAGGTCCATGCCATGCAGGAGATCACGGTACATCCGCGCGAGTGGCTCGATCAATAAGTGGACGAGCTCGTGGACGGCCGTCTGTTCTTCGGTGTCGTGCGTCCAGGTCTGCTCGGCGCCCGGCTTGACTCCGATGATCGCGTTGTCGTAGTAGTCGCTGATCCACGCGTCGCCGCTGCCCTCGCTGCCGTCGTTGGCGTAGTCGTCGGCGCGGAGCTCGATGCGCCAGTTCTCAAGGCCAAGTGCCGCGGCGTACCAGGCAACGATCTCCTCCAACCGCTCCTGGTCGCCCATTTACGCCGCCTCCCTCAACCCGATCAACCGCAGCGCGGCGTCGATCGCCCGCTCCACCAAGCGCAGCGCCCCGAACCGCGACGGCGTCATCACGAGGGGCTCATCGTCGACAAGCCCGTAGCGGAGCCGCAACGCATCGACGACGGCGTCGGCATCCTCGGTGACACGGTGCGTGACGTAGCATCGACAGTGGGGATGCGCCGGCGGCAGCGGGCAATCCCGAATCGGGTAGACCCCGCGTCCCATGCCGACGTCGCGGCCCCGGCGATCGTCGCATTCGTCCGGCTCGGGGTGGTTGGCGCTCGTGTGGTACCTGAGCCCATCGACCCACGGATTGAGGTCCGCCGCTTCCTGCGTCGCCTCCGCGTGCGCCCGGGAGATTTCGGTCCTGGCCAGCCGCCGCGCGGCGTACGACCCCCGCCCGCCGCGCCCCGGCGCGAACGTCAGGACCGACCGCCGCTGCTTCGCCGCCAGTTCCGGAAAGCGCTTCCGGTTCGCCGCCGTGTCGCGGACCAGGCGCCCGTTCGCGTCGCGGATCGGTTGCAGCGACGGGTTCAGGTAGGTCTCCAGCTTCGTCGCGGTCACCAACGCGTCTTCGCCGGTCGCCATCGCCCGCCGGAGGATGGTGTCGATCTGCTGTCGCGTTTCCTGTCCGGCGAGCCATACCCTGTCACTCAGCCTGTACCCATCGGAGCGTACCCAGCGCCGCTCGGGATCGAAGGTGTCCTTCAGCCGCTCCAGTTCCGCGATCAGCGCGGGATGACTGCGGTCGAAGACGACGGCACCGAAGAGGCGGGGGTCCATCAGGCGATGTCTGCGACGA